GGAATTCGAGAAATTGAACCATCAAATGAGGAGTTGGCTGAATTCTATGAGGGGAAAATAAACTATAATTTGATAACAAATCAATATTTAATTATAAAAAATTCCTCTGGGGAAGTGATTGATAAATTAAGATGGGATGGTGAAAGATTTATAAAACTATCTAGGACAAAATTACAGTCTATAAAACCAAAAACCCCAAAACAAGAGTGTCTTTTTGACTTGATTTCAAATAAAAATATACCCATAAAAATAATTGCTGGAGTGGCTGGTTCCGGAAAAAGCAAGATAGCCATTTCTCACGGTTTGCATTTTGTTCAAAAGGGAGAATTCGGAAAGATTTTTATTGTTAGACATAATGTTTCTGTTGGTGAAAAGAATGGTTATGTAAAGGGTTCAAAGCTGGAAAAAGCTATGGCTTGGCTTGGCTTCTTCGAAGATAATATTGATGACCAACAATTAAATATGACAGATATGTTCGATAGAAAAATTCTCGATACAGACTTTCTTGAGGCAATGAAGGGTAGAGATTTAAAAAATGCCTTTATAATTGTTGACGAGGCGGAAGATTTAACGGTTGAACAATTTAAAATGATGGGTGAAAGAGTTTCTTATGAAAGTTCGATATGTTTTGTAGGAGATTATAATCAAACAACTCAGGAAAAATATAAAAGCAATAGTGGATTATCTAGAGCAATTGAAAAATTAGCCGGAAATCCACTAGTCGGAATTATTGTTTTTTCTGATGCAAATTTAGATAACGTAAGAAGTGAGGCGAGCAAAGTTTTCACTTCCATATATTAATAAAATAAAACGATTTCTTGTTTTATTCAATGGGATAGAAGGTAAGTCATGAACCCTTTGACAAGTAACTCCATACTTCCCATTTTTAAGTTTTGGAGCAATGGAGTTTTTAATGGGGGAAAAAATATCTGGAATTTATTGTATTGAAAATGTATTAAATGGTAAAAAATATATAGGAAAAGCCTTTGACATATACGGTAGATGGGTTCAGCATAAATCAGCATTAACTAAAAATCGAGATAGTTTTCATCTACAACAATCTTGGAACAACAATGGAGGAGAAAACTTTTCTTTTTATATAATAGAAATATGTTCCCCCGAAACCTTGAACGAAAAAGAAAAGTTTTGGATAAAGGAATATAAAACTTTTGGATTCAATGGAATATATGGTTTTAATTTAACGGAGGGGGGAAACGGGACATCTGGATATTCTCTCACCCAAGAAACAAAAAATAAAATATCTAAAAAAAATAAGGGGAGAACTGTTTCCGATGAAGCTAAGAAAAAAATGTCAGAAAATGCTTCAAGAAAATATGGGAATGAGAATTGGATGCACGTAAACGGTCACTCTGATGAATCTAAAAAAAGAATGTCAGATTCTAGAAGAGGAGAAGATAATTCGTTTTTCGGAAAACAACACTCAGAGGAAGCAAAAAAGATTATTTCCGAAAAAAATAAAAATCCCCCAATGGATAAAAGGATTTTGCATTCAAAAATAATGCGTAATAAAAAAGGAAATAACGTGAGTTCAAAATATTTCGGAGTTTCTTTCCATAATAGGAAAGATATTAAGAAAAAATGGAGGGCAAAAATAGGTATATTGGGGGTGGTTGTGGAAATAGGTCATTACATGACCGAGTTAGAAGCCGCAATTGCTAGGGATGAATACGTTATAAATAATGAGTTAGATTATCCATTAAATTTTACATAATCTAACTCGCATCTCTTATTAAATAAAAGGATACTATAAATGAGACTAGGTGGAATTCACGAAGATACAAATGGTTCTGGAAGTAAAAGTTTTGGATTTATGGGAATGAGGGATGAAATAATATATAGAGGACTCAAACGAAGAACTCTCTATATTTACGATGATATAGACGATGAAATGGAGTTAATTCTAAATCATTCTCTCGAAAGACTTTGCAAACCAAATTCTGAGGGAAAGAAAGAACCAATAACAATAAAGGTTTCTAGTTATGGTGGAGACAGCAATGCAATGTTTTCCATCATCGGTTCCATTGAATCTTGTATCTCTGAAGGTTATCCTGTTATAACAAAAGGTTATGGAAAAGTGGCTTCAGCAAGTATTCCCATTCTTCTTAGCGGGAGTGAAAGATATTGCCAAAAATTTACAAGATTTACTTTGCACAATATTCAGTTATTTATAATGGGTGGAGTTTCCGGTGAACAAATAAAAAGAATTCATTCTGATACAGATGATGTATTGAAGGCTTATGAGAAAATTGTTATTTCTAAATCTAAAATATCAAAAGAGGAATTTAGAAAACAGTTGGATAGAGATGCCGAATGGTCTTTTTTTGGAACCGACGCACTAAAACTTGGAATGGTTGACAAACTAATTTAGGAGAATATTGTGACTAAGAAAACTGAAGCAGTTAGTGAAGTTGAAAAGTATAGAGAAGAAAATATTAAATATGAGGAATTTCACGGAAAAGTAGATTCCACATATATTTCAGAGTTTTCCAAACCTCTTATTGAATTGGGATTTTCTCATGATAATATTGTTACTTTGTTAATCAATAAGATGACGATTGATTTATCTGTTGAGTTGAAACAAGCGGATATTGAGATTGAAAGATATAAATCTAATAATGGTGTCTGTGATTGTCCAGAATGTAAAAAGGCTAGAGGGGAAGATGAAGACACTGGATTGTAGGAGATATGATGGAAGAAGTTATTGCTAATGGGGAAGGAAAGAAAGAGGTTCCTCAAAAGAAATTAAAATTACGAAAAAATTGGAGAGTTAAGTTCACCTCTCCCACAGGGTTTTCTCTCACGGAATGCTATTGTAGACATTGCGTACAATATAAAAATCCTAAAGATTTTCAGCCTTCTTATGATTCTACACTTGATAAAAATGGAATGATGAGTATTTGTCGTTCCTGTTGTGAAGAAATTTATCAGGATAATCTTAGGGCGGAAAAGGATATTTCTAAGGCATTGTTGAAAACGTGTAGAACACTAAATTGGGTATTCTATTCTCCAGCAATTGAACCATCTATTGAGAAATATAAGATTGCTAGGGATAAAAATCCTGATGGTAAGATTTTATTCACTGGAGCATATTGGACAATTGTCAATGGTACAAACAATATGAAATATTCTGAAATTCCTAGTCTTACTTTTACTGAACCTTTGAGGGAAGATTTTATACCAAAAGAATTTATTAACGATGGTGAAATAAACGAAGAAATTATAAAGTTTTGGGGTGAAGGGTTTGAAAAGGAAGAATACAAAGTTCTACAACAAAATTATTTAGATTTCAAAAAGGATTACACTGTTGAGGCAAAAGGGGCAGTATTAATTGTTAGAGAAATATGTTTTAAAATTTTAGAACTTGAAAAAACTAGAAAAATTCCCGGAAGTTCTGAATCTATTCTAAAAGAAATACAAACATTGATGAAGAATGGAGCCTTGACTCCCGCTATGGCAAATATGGCTAACAGTGGACAGGCGAGAGATACTTGGGGAGTCAGAATTGCCACTATACAAAAAAATGAACCGGCAGAATGGCTTCAAGGGGAAGAACAAAGAGAAAGATTCAAAAACGTTTATGGTAGTAAAGAATATTTCAAGAATTTTTTTGTTAGAAGTCTTAAGAACTATATGTTGGGAAGCAAAGACTATTTATCAGAAGAATTATTATCTAATGAGGATGAAGAAGAGTTGAATATTGAAGAACTCATTATTGAGGAGGATGAAGGTGGCACAGAAGAAGAATCCTCGCCCATACGGGAAGAATGAATATATAGCCAATAGTGCAAAAGTTGATAAATTTCAACAGGGTGTACCAACACTATCCGAATCTGAATTTACAAGAAGCGAAATAGATAGGATGAAGGATTGGAATACTTTATTTAGACTTTATCCTAGTTTTTTTGTTGAATGGTGGTTAGGAATTCCTTTGTTTCCATATCAAAGATATTGGTTAGATTTAATGGCGGAAAGCACTACCTTTTTAGCTGTCGCGTCAAGAGGTAGTGCCAAGTCAATGATGGTTGGTCTCTTAGCTATAGTTAAGGCAATACTATATCCCGGAATAAAAATAACAATTGCTTCAAATACAAAGAAACAAGCTGGACTTATCATAACCCAACACATTTCCTCTTTTGAAAAACAAAGTGAAATGTTGGCGAGAGAGATTCAAAATATTGTACAAAACTCAAATGACTATAAGGTTATTTTTCATAATGGAAGCACGATAGAAGTTGTTGTTTCAGGTGAAGGTGGTCGCGGCGTAAGAAATTCCGTAAGCATACTTGAAGAGCGGAGACTTATACCGAATGAGATTATTGATACAATTATTCGCCCATTTGCTGTAACCTATAGACCTCCTTATTTGTTTAAAAAGGAGTATTCTCACTTACAGCCAATGGAACCACAGGAATTTGCAATTACAAGTGCATATTATAAATCGTGGGAATGGTTCAAAGAAGCCGTAAAAATATTCAAAAAAATGGCAGATGGGGAAGAAGGTTTTAATTGTATTACTTTAGATTATCAGATAACCATGAAACATGGGATAAAATCCAAGAAACAAATGGATTCTGAAAAACTAAAATTCGACCCAATTTCTTTTTCTATGGAATATGGAAATATTCCCTATGACGGAAGTTCAAGCTCCTTTTATAAAGTAAATATGTTTACTAGAACATTGAAAAGAGCTTGGAGACCAATCATGGATAAGTATGCCACATCACAGAAAAATCCTTATGATATAAAAAAAGCGGGTGACGAAAAAAGAGTTATGGCGGTTGATTTAGCCATGAGAAAAGGAAAACAAAACGATATTACGGTTATAACTTGTGCTAGGTTATCCCCCACTCAAAAGGGTTGGGAAACAGAAATTGTTTATCAAGAAACTCACTCTGGAAAGAATGCAACACTTCAAGCACTTAGAATAAAACAAATTGCGAGTGAATTTGATGCTGATGCTATTGCGATGGACTTTGGGGCGGGTGGCAATGGTTTGGCGGTATTTGATATTTTAAGTCTACCAACTAGAGACGAAGACAGAATGAAAGAATATCCTGCTTACACTGTTTTAGAAACGACAAATGTTGAAAAGAATATTGATAAAGGTTTTCTGGAAGATTTAACTCAAAGGACTTTGGGAAGAGACGCTTTACCGATAATTTATCCAATTGTTCCATCACCACAACTAAATGCTCAGATGAGTATAAAGTTAAGGGATAGACTAAAAAGAAAGTTAATAAAGTTTCTATGCGATGATACCATTGCAGAAGAATATTTGGTTAACAGTGGAAATAAAGATATTTTTGGTGAAGACAGTGAAATTAGAGCATATCTTTTATCTCCACATGTAAATACTTCTTTGATGGTCAATGAATGTATTTCTTTGGAGATGGTTCCGAATGCTAGTGGATTTAAATTACAAGAACCCAATGGGGCAAGAAAGGATAGATTTAGTTCTTTGATGTATCTAAATTGGTATGTTGGATTGTTGGATGGAGATTTACTCAAAGAGGGTTCAGACGAAGATGCTTTTTCTGTTTTATCTTCCTTATTTTACAGTGGATAAAAAAAGAAACTGTCCTTATTAATGGTAGAGAAAAGACTTGACAAAATTAAGATTTTGTGATAATATATGTGTTCCCAAGAAGTTAGAGATGCAACTCGAAAAGTGTCTGCTGAACACCTGTTCTTGGGATTTTATTTTCAGCACTATTAACAGCAAATAGGAGATAGAATGGGAAGAAGGGTTTTAACACTTGAAATTGTAAAAGAAGAAGCTAAACTAAGGGGATATAAAATACTCAGCAAAGAATTTGATGGGAGACAACACTTCGAACCTGTTACGTTTGGAGGAGTGTCAATTGAAAGAGCTAAGGAAAATTTAAAATCACAAAAGAAAAGAGATAAGGTAAAAGATAGATTCTGTAAAAATAATAATATTTGTTTAATAAGAA